CAGACTACATCGACTTCAACACCACCACACCATCACCAGCCGTGAAGGTTGGCCGGATGCATTGGAACGGTGGCTATACGCTCAACCTTGAAATGACACCAAACGTCAATCAAGCGATTGGCGAGTCGCAGTATTACTACATCAAGGCATCAGCAGCCATTTCAAAAGGTCAGCTGGTGATGTTTGATGGATCAGTTGGTGCATCTGGCGTACTCAAGGGCAAGCCATCCACTGGCGTGACAAATGGTCAGCTCATCATGGGTGTGGCGGCAGAAGCCATTGCTCTAAATGGCTTTGGCCTTGTCTCCAGCTTTGGTTTGGTTCGAGGCTTTAACACCACCGGAACACCTTATGGTGAAGTCTGGGCAGACGGTGACATTCTGTACTACAACCCATCATTTGCTGGTGGCCTGACAAAGAATCTGCCAGCAGCGCCAACACCCCACATTGTTGTGGCCGCGGTAGTCAATGCAGCAACAGCAGGCTCTGGATCGGTTTTTGTCAGAGTTCAGGCCGAGCCATTGGTCAGTCAACTGTCTGATGTTTACGCGCCAACACCATCAAATGGTGATGTGCTGGTTTACGATGGAGTCCAATTACGTTGGGAGAACGGCCCAGTGCCAACTTCAAGCCTTCCAGCGTCCGTCAAATCTAACTTGGTGCTCACATGGCTTTCGATGTAATCACACCCGCAAAACTTGGCCAAGCGGCCATCACGACAGGCGTGACCACGCTGTACACCGTACCAGCCAGCACACGCACGCTGCTCAAAGAATTTAGCATTGCCAACACCACAGGCGCAGCCATCAACGTGCGCGTGTTTTTGGTCCCATCCGCAGGCTCAGCAGGCACTGGCAATGCGTTCCTATACGATGTGCCAGTACCAGCCAACAATGCCCTGCAATACAACGGCATCGAGGTGCTGAACGCAGGCGACACTATCCAAATTCAGGCAGCATCGGCAGGCCTCACAATCATCGCCAGCGGTGGCGAAGCCACATAAGGAGAATGAAATGACCGTATCAATCAAGGTTCTGATCCCACCAAAGCAGGCCGAAAATTCCCAGACTACGCAGTACACAGCTGTGAACTGCAAGGCGATCATTGACAAGTTCACGATTACCAACACCAGCGCATCCAACGTGACAATCAGCGTCAACTTGGTGACAAGTGGTGGCAGTGCTGGCGCATCAAACCTGATCATGGACACCCGTGCCATTGCACCTGATGAGACCTATACCTGCCCAGAGTTGGTTGGCCAAGCGCTTGAGTCTGGCAGCTTTATCAGCACCATTGCCAGTGCAGCCACATCACTGACCATCCGCGCATCTGGCCGCGAAATCACTTAATTAAGGAGAACAGCATGGACAAATTCATGATGATGCCCAAGGGCTTTATGGGCCTGCCGATGGAGGAAGAATTCATCAGCACAGCCGAAAACAAGAAGAACACCCAGATCGCCATCGATGACTGGATGCTTGGACCTGAGAATCCAAGCAACGAGCCAACGGCCAACAAAACCTACTGGATCGCTGTTGGCAAGGCCATGCAAGTCGATGAAAAAGAGGCTCGTCGTCGTCGCTGCTCCAACTGCGAGTACTACGACAACAGCACCATGACGCAGGCCAAGATGGAGCGCATCCCTCGCAACGAGTGGGACACCAATGCCGGTTTCCGTGGTTACTGCACCAAATTCGAGTTCATCTGCCACGACCTGCGCGTCTGCCAAGCATGGGAAGAACGTGAATTTGAAATGGAAGATTGACCAAATGCCAAAATGTGGGAAAATAGTCAGCACTGAGCCGTTCGAGCCGCCAGTAGCTCACAAGCCCCTGCACAGGAGTTTTCGATGAGTCATGTTGCGGTTCAGGAAGTCAAAGCTGGCGTGCCAGCAGAGCACCTGCCAATCTATCAACTAGAGGCCGAGCTACTCAAGCTGCCTCAAGTGGACATGCCTGTCGATCACGACTTCTGCAATGGCCTGTACGCTCGGACAATGCACATCCCTGCTGGCACCGTTTTAACTGGCGCAGTTCACAAAGAAGAATCGTTTTTCTTGGTGCGCAAAGGCGAGTTGATTGTCAGCACAGACAATGGCCCACGCACCCTTAGACCAGGCGATATGAGCGTCTCAAAGATCGGCACCAAGCGTGCTGGTATTGCTTTGACTGAAGTCGAAGTCACCACATTTCACGCAAACCCAAGCAACGAGCAAGACCCACAAGCGCTGTGGGATATGTTCACTATTCCAGCGCCAGCAACAGCTCTTGAAACTGTACAGACAGCGCAATTGGAGGAATCAAAATGACATTTGGATTATCAGGAGCAGCACTAGCAGGCATTGCCGTTGGTGGTGCCACACTCATCTCTGGCATGGCCCAAGCAGATGCAGCAGAAGGCGCAGCAGCCGCACAATCAGGTGCAGCACAGGCAGGTATTGATGAACAGCGCAGGCAATTTGATGCAGTTCAAAAATTGCTTGCACCTTACGTTTCTGCTGGAGCACCAGCACTCGAAGCACAGCAAGCATTCCTTGGTCTTCGTGGGCCAGAGGCAGAACGTGCGGCTATTGAGCGCATAAAAGGTGGTGAGACATTCCAAGCACTTGCCGGTCAAGGCGAAGAAGCATTGCTCCAGCGTGCATCTGCCACTGGTGGCCTGCGTGGTGGCAACATCCAAGGCGCATTAGCTCAGTTTAGACCCGCATTGCTTTCTAGCCTGATTGATCAGCAATATGGTCGACTCGGTGGCATGACAGCATTAGGGCAACAATCTGCTGCTGGTGTTGGCGCTGCTGGTCAACAGACAGGCGTGAATGTGGCCAACTTACTTGGTCAACAAGGTGCAGCTCAAGCTGGCGCTGAGATTGCACAGGGCAAAGCATTTGGTGCAATCCCAGCAGCGATCTCTGGTGGCCTCGGTTTATTTAGCGGTCTCGGAGGTAAATTCTGATGCAACCTATTAATTATGGGGTTCAAATCCAAGACCCAACGCAGTCATTTCTGAGCGCTTTCCAAACAGGAGCAAGCATTCAAGAATCTAGGCTTAAGCAAGAGCAACAACAGCAGCAATTGGCAAATCAGAAGTTGATTCAAGAAGGCTTTGCAAAGTTACGCCAGCCTAATGCGACAGCAGCTGATTACGCCAATCTTGCAATGGTCTTGCCAGAAACACAGGCAAAGTCTGTGCGCGAGAGTTTCAATATGTTGTCAGGTGAACGTCAGAATGCAGCACTGCAACAATCTGGCCAAGTTTTCTCTGCCTTTAGATCAGGACAACCAGAGATCGCCATCAGCTTGCTTGATCGTCAGATAGAAGGCAAGCGCAACAGTGGCGATGAGGAAGGTGCTAAATTCTTGGAGACTTGGCGCAATGTGGCCAAAGAAAATCCAAAGGCTACTGAGGATTATTTTGGATTCACCATTTCGCAAATGCCAGGTGGTGACAAGGTAATTGAAAGCGCAGTGAAACTTGGCGGTGAACTAAGAGCTCAAGCCAAAGCACCAGCAGAATTGACACAAGCCATCGCAGCAGCAGACAAAGCAGTTGCAGAGGCAACTACAGCTCAAGCAACAGCCACCAACGCAGCAGAAAAAGCAGCAGCAGATGCAGACAAAGCCGTGGCAGACGCTCAAAAAGCCAAGGTACAAGCCCAGTATGCTGAAAAAGTTGAAATTGCAGGCCTGAACAAGACGAACTGGGACATCAATAATCTGCGCAGTCAAATTGGTGATCGTTCTGCACGTTTGAATCTTGACACTCAAAAGACAGCAGCAGATGTTGCTGCAAAAATGTCCGACATCCAGAAAAATCTGACCGACATTCCATCAGACACGCGCAAACTAATCAACGAATCAGCAGTATTGGCAGCAACATCCAGGCAGTCAGCTGGACAGTTTAATGATTTGGCCAAGCGGCTCGACGAAGCTGGCGGTGGTTATGGTGTGTTCTCAAGCGCCTCAGACTTCTTGAAAAAAGGTGCAGGTTTCCAAGGTGGTATGACGCAACTGCGTCAGGAATACACACGCCTTCGCAACACAGCGGCCATCAAGTCTTTGCCACCAGGCCCAGCCACCGACAAAGACATTGCAATGGCCCTGAAAGGCTTCCCAAGCGACAACGCATCTGCTGGTGACTTG